ATTTCCGGTCAACGGGATCGTCGGCAGGAAATCCAGCAGCATGATCGGCGCCTGGAGCGACAGCTCCAGCCGGCCAGATCGGCGCTGTTCGGCGGGGAAGCCGCCGGTGGAAGTCATCGTGGTCTTGAACTCGGCATAGCCGTAGTTCTTGACCTCAACCTCTTCCTTGGTGGCACGCTGGCCATCCTTGTAGAGCGTGTTGATGAAGACTTCGCCCATCGTGGGGTGGGTCTTCACCTCGGGCTTGGAGCTACCCAGGGCGGGACGGCCCTTCGGCTTGTCCAGCTCCTCGCCGATCTGGCGAGTCTTCTCCTGGATGGCCTCGAGTTCCCTGGCCCTGTCGCGCTTCTCGCCGAGGTCATTCAGCTCGACATTCCACGCCTGGATTTGCTCCACCTGCTCCTTGGTGAAGTCCAGTTCCTTGTGCTCCGCGAAGAGATCCGCCAATTGCTTGTGCTTCTCGGCGAACTGCGCATTCAGAGTCTTCAACGACTCCATGTGTAGCCCCTTTCGTGGCTAGACGTTGAACTTGGCGCACGTCGCCAAGAAATCACGTAACAATCGCATCTCTCCGGCAAGCGACTTGCCGCCGGTCAGTGCTTCGGGGATGGGCGGGGGGTCGGTCAATTTGGGGGGATCGTGCTGGGCGATCAGCGAATCCATCTCATCGGCGAGGCTGGCATACTGGCGTGCCGTCTCCCGCCACTTCCGCAGCGTGGCGAGGTTGGCCGCCGACAGCACCCGACCGGCCTTCAACTGGATCAGGTAATCCTTGACCTCGTCGGCATCGATGAGCTTGAAGGACTTCGCCCCGACGATTTCCGCCGCCGGATTGCACGGCACGTTGACGATCGAGGATTCGTAGATGTCGATCGCCTTGAGGGAGCGGATGGACTTCCCGTCCATCTTGACTTGCTCATCGTCGGTCACCTTGTAGCCGATCGACGCCTTAACGCTCTTACCGCGTGCCAGGCGTTCCTTGATCGTGGTGCGGACGTTCTGGGCTTCGGGCGTCGAGTGGAAATGGGCCTTGATCAGCAGCCCCTTAGCGTCCTGGGTGGCCCCGTCGATCGTGGCCACGGGCAGCTTGTCCCAGTCGTGGTTGACGGCCAACCAGCCGCTCTCGACGAACTCGCCGAGATTCTTGAACGCACCCGGCTGGATGACTTCCCCGGCACGATCGACGTTGCCGAACACGGCCGCGTACAGCTCGACGCTGCCGTCACCGTCCAGGCCCTTGCACTCAACCGCGAATGACTTGTGTTCGATCATGGCGTCTTCGCCTCTCGCTTGAATTTCCGGGGCAATGACTTCGCCCTGGGTAGCGGCATCGCCTTGCGTCGGCGTCCCACCACCGGGATCAGATCCTGGGTGGCGATGTCCTCTTCTTCCGGCTCCGGCTGAATCAATGTGTCGTGCCAGGCGGGTTGCTCGTCGATATCGAGTACTTCGACCATCGAACACTGGCAGCGGGGATGGGCCGGGGGGAATTTGATCTGGCTATAGACCGGATTGTCGCCGATCACCGCGAATGACTGGCCGAGGCGGACGTATGGGGCCCGCCTGGCGATCGTCTGGCACAGCGGACAGGCATCGCTACTCAGGAGCCATTTCCAGCCGGAAACCACGCCGGACTTGATGGCCGCCGTCTCCTGTGCCTGGTGATAGCCCCGGGCGGATTCCGTCACCGCGATGGTGCGTGCCCGTGACCGGCTGGCCATGTCGAAGATCGCGTTGATGGCTTTGGTGATCTCGCTGAAACTCTGCGTGGCGCCGGTATTGCCAGCCAGGAGGGCCTGGCGCGTCTTCTTCAACGCCTCGTCGAGTTGGAGCGAGGTCGTCTCGTTCGTCGACTCGGCCAGGGCCAATGCCGCCGCCTGGATGGCGTCCTTGAGTTCCGGGGATTCGACGGTGAGCGAGTTAGGGTCCAGGCCGATCTTCGGCATCATGTCCTGGAGCCCGGCGTCCCAGATGATCCGGAGTCGGGGTACAATCCGATTCGCCAATTCGAGGGCACCTAGTCCGAAGTCGTCCCAGGGCGGGAAGGCAGCCGGAATTCCCGCATCCCCCGGACCCGCTTTCTGCTGGAGATTTTCTGCTCTACGGCCCAGCACATCCACCAACCGAACGTGAACCCGGAGAGGCCGCCCAGCAGAATCCCAATCGTCACTCTTCACTTCCCCCGTGCGCAGGAAACCCAGGATCGCACGCCGCTGTTCGGCGAAGAATTGCCGGAGCTTGGCGCGCAATCGGCCGTCTTGCGGCAGCCCGTAGGTGTTCTTCTCGGTGCTCAATGCCAGCGTTTGCCGTTAGTCGGCGTGTACTCGGGGGGCTGTGCATTCGCCGCCCCTTCAGCGTCCGGCGTGGCCGGCATGCTCGCCTGCGCCATCGCCGTCTGGATCTCGAAGAAGTACCGATCGCCCTCGGGATCGACGTCATAGCCGAGCAATTCCTGCGCGGCCGACTGCGTCAGCAGATTGGCCAGGAAATCGTCCCGAGTCCGCTTGTGGACGGCGTCCAGGCTCTCCTGCAAATCCTTGATGTCCGAGTAGTCATACCCGACGAAGTAGCCGGCGGGATCGTATCCGTACTCGGGCAGGATGTCATAGCGGATCGCCTCGGCCACCAGGCACTGCGTGGCCATGATCGTATTCCAGCTCGCCCGGTTCGCTTCGGGATAGTTGGCGTAGGTCTTGCCGGCATCCGGCAATCCCAAACTCATCGGGGCAACGCCGATGGCCGCCGCAATCCTCGAGATGGCCGCCACTGGGAGTTTGTCCAGGGCCAACTGTTCGGGCGAGAAGCCGACGGGGGTGACCTTGTATTTCCCCTGCAGGACGATCGGCATCCCCCGGTTTTCCTTGGTCGTGGTCTCCCGGATGCGATCCTTGATCGACTGCGAATCCTTCTCGTTCGGCCTCAATCCGGGATCGTCCGGCGACACGACCAGGCTCGGCACGCCGGAATTCCTGAGGATGGCAGCCGTGTAGCCGGACTCCTCGTTGACCGTACAAATCTCGCGAATCTGTGCCTTGACGGCCGACAGTCCCAGTCGGGGATTCGTGGGATCGATGCCATCCCGAATGTGGACCATATCCCGGGGATCGATGAACCGATCCGGCTCGCCGGGGATGCTCACCCGGTAGTTCGTGATGAAGTCGTCGCCGCTCCACTGGGGTGCAACCGCCGTGTGCGGCAACCACCACAATTCGGCCAGTTTCTCCCGGCCGTCCCTGATCTTCTGGATGTAGGCGTTGCCGTCGCAAACCAGGGAGAGCCCGATGGCTTTTTCCAGCGTCCGGCGGGTGTAATACGGGTTCGGCCGCTCCCACAGGGCCTCGATCGGCGTCTTGCTGATCGGGATGTAATCGCCCTTCACGGCGATCCGGCTCACCTGCAGCCTGGGACCCGGAAACCGATCGCCCAGCCATTTGATGGCGATGGCGATGACGGAATTGCCCCACAGGTCACCGGCCTCGGCCTGGTAGTCGTATTTCGAGCCGGGGGCCATGACATAGGTGAGGTTCCACCAGTTGCCGGCGCCGCCGGATCGGGGGTACAACGCACCCCGGATCGCACTACCCAGGTTTTGGAAGTTGAACGCCATTTAGCCGACCAGTCTCGCCAGCACCACCAGGAACGCCCACCAGATCACGGCCAACGCCACGAAAGCGACGGGGAAGATCACTCCGAGCGCGACAATGGTGACCACATCTCGGTGTCGCAATCGATGTCGTTTCGGAGCACCCATCTCAGCAGCCGCCCGAATTCCATCGCCTTTTCACGGGCCCGGCGGGGCATGTCGAACCCCACGCCCACCGAATACACGCCCTCGGAACTGCCGTACATGTCGGCCGTGGCCACCGTCACCAGGCCGGGCCCGGGTCGGTACATGAACGTGACCGGGATGAGGTCCAGGCCCATCAGTACGCTCCCGCCGAGTAATGCCCCAATCCGTCCACCTCGGCCACCAGATACCGCAGCGCGTCCATCCCGTGATCGTGTACCTTGGTCGGCTCTTCCTTCATCGCCCGGTTGGGCAGCGTCGGCGCCCAGACATAGGCGGGAAATTCTTCCACGGTGCTGGCCGGCTTCTTCGCCTCGATCAGTCGGGAATCTCGTTCGACCGTGCAGCCCTTCAGGACGAACAGTCGTGGCTTGCCGTCGCCGGCCCGCCGCAATCGCTTCTGGACGGCCTCTATACCCGGCTTGACGGCCTTGTGTGCCGGTAGCGTGGGTATTCCACAACTGTCCAGGGTCGCCCTGTCTTCCGCGTCATGGTCGGCCACCGTCCACTCGACGGACTCACCTGCACTGTGTCGGTTGATATCGATTGCCCAATCGGACACCAGCCGGCCAGTACCGTAGAGTTCTCGGTAAAGGCATAGCCGCCCATCAGGGTCGGAAGCCCACCATTGACACACAAATGGATTCGTGTAACCGAAGTCAACGCTACGATAGCGAGGCCAAGCGGGGGGGACGTCGAATTGATCCACCAGATGTACCGATTCATCCCACTCGTCATAGACCTGACCCTCGACACCCGCCCAGATCCCCTGCAGCAGCCGCAATCGCCGGACGCCGGTCAAAGCGTCCAGCGTCTTCAGGTACTTCTTGCCGAATGGCGTCCAGTCGGATCGGTTGCGATCCCAGTACCCCGGGTTGTCCTGGTGCCGGGACTCGATCAGCCTGAGTTTCCCGGCGTTGGCCCGCTGCTTGATCCAATGGCTGGGCGGCCCGGGATTCGTGTCGCCGATCAGCTGATGATACGGGCCCCGATTGTTCCGCAGCCGGGTGCTGAGCGATTCCCAATCGTCTTCAGACGCCTCGATCGTCTCGTTCACATAGATCATGTCGTATTCGGTGCTCATCACCTTGGACGGCTTGTCCAGGCCACCGACTACGATGTAGGAATTCGTGTCCGGATACTTGTAGCTCTGGCGGAACCGCCGCTGGGTGTTCCCCACGATCTTGGCCCGCCAGGAAGGGGACAAGACCTTATTCTCGAAGCTGGCCAGGGCGGATTCCGTTAGGCTCTCCCGGGTCTTGCGGACGATCAGCGCCCGGAATCCCGGGCAGGTTGACGCCATCCAGTGCAGCTTGTGCAGGCAGGCCAGCGACTTCCCCGTACCCGCCGGGCCGCTCACGATCACCTCGCCGTCCCGGGCGGTGATCGCCTCCCAGTTAGCCCCCCGATATTGCACCGGAAAATTTTCCCGCCAGACCCTTGACTCTCGTGATGCGCCGTGATACTATGTGATACGTGGGGATGAAAGAGACGACTGACGATGGAGACGAGAGATGAACTTAACGGACAATCAAGTGACGATGCTCAAAACGGATGCGAAGAGGGCCGACCGTGGCCTACTCGGCTACCTGTACGGCGTGATCAAGCGGGAGGGTGACCCTGACCGCCGACCGATCGTTACGGCCATCATCCGCGCCGAGATCGCGAGCCGGGTCGTCGGCCCCCGGGGCAATCTTCCCTGAACCACCACGGG